CGTGGTTTGCGATCATGAAACGGCTTAATACTTGCGACACGACTTTGTACCTCACTCTTGCCGAATGCTAACCCACTGATATTGTAGATCGGTGCTTCCCAACCTGCAATCTTCATGTGTGCTACCATTTCTTCATTAGTAGCAAGTACACCGTCTACAAACGAGTCAAGCATTTTTTCATAATGACCCATCCACTTAGACATGCCCCATACATGAACAAAATCATCAGGATCAATGGACTGAGCAAGACAGCGAACATAAATCCTAGGCCGTGAAGCTGGGTCGATCTGGTGAAGAATATAGGGTAGAGACTCAATGCCTGGTTGAAACATATCTTCAAAGTAAACAACATCTTCACTTGTTACTTCTCCTGCCTTCATCATACGAATTAGATTCATCAATTGACTCATACCGAAGTATGTGCGACCATGTGCATCTAGTACTTGACCCGTAACAATAGCTTGGTCATTACCTAGTGTTTCACCTGGCACTACAACATAGTTGATACCTCTACGATCAAACACACTAGTATTCCACTCTTGCAATTGCAGAGTGTACCTTGCTTTGTAGGGTTCAAGACCCATATAATACAGTTTACGCATTATGGACGAGCATTTTCCTGCCATTGATCACGAGCAACTTTACCAGTTGCGAATTTTGTATACTGACGGTATACATAACTCCGTTGATCATAGAGTTCTGCCTCATTGTACTTGTAACCAAAATCCACACAGAATTCTAGATAATTCTCTAGGTCCTGAAAAATTTGTTGAACACGTGGGTTTGATTGAAAAGTTTGTTTTGCCATTTTATTTCCTTAGATAGCGATTGATTGATAATTTTTATGTGTATTGTAAACGATTGCAGCGCCGTTTTCATTATCTTCGGAGACTCTGATAACGACATTGCGATCTGGATATCGAGTTGCAATGACCTCATAAAGATCATCACTAATCATTTCACAACTTTTGTAATCCAACGCAAGAATGTTTTGAGAATATTGATTCTCTAACCATCGCTTGAATTGAATAAACTCGATATCACGGTCGTTGTGAAACACTTCAATCGTCACTTCAAAATGAAAGATGTGACGATGCGGAGTTGCTAGAAAGCTAACATCATACTCATCACCTGTTGCAAGTAATGGGTCTGTTGCTGCCGCGGGATATTTATGAATACCCTCTTTTTGAAAACGCACAAAGATTGTACGCATTGCATATTGTTTAACACGTTGACGCTTTTCGGCGTGTGCTTGTACTGTTTGTTCGTTCATTATCTATCGTCCTCAAAATTAACACGTTCGTGATCTTCTTCCCATTGAAGTTTTGAATACTTCCTTAAGTCTGATTTTACATCAGATATGTCTAAAAGTAAATCTTTAAGGGCATCTTCACTCATTTTGTCCCCTTCTGAACCCAATACATTCTCAAGATACTTTAATCGTTCTTTTAACGCTACAATTCTATTACTATACATAAAATTACTCCAAAACTAATGAGATAGCGTCATCACTATCTTCGATTTCTTCAATAGGTTCTTCACCTTCTACTGTGAACAATTCATCAAACATACTCATAGCATTTTCGGTTTTCTTACCACTGATACCTTGACTACCTGATTGAAATTGTTTCCAATAACTACTGTGTTGATCAATTAATGCCCATGCTTCATCTTTGGTTTTCTTACTAAAGATTTCATCTACTAAGTTAGTAAAGAACCTATCTCCCTCAAGTGGATGCACAATCATTTTGGGAACTACGCCCGTTTCATATTGACGATTAGCCTCTTGAACCGCATTCATATGCATCCAAACATTATGACTTTGCAGTAATGTATAGCTTAATGTATCCCAACTGGTCTTAGTTTCTTTACCATGCTGACCTAAGAAACCTACACCACGATAACATAAGTCTTTCATTACCAGTGTGTCAGTAACTGGACTATCTGTAAATGATTTGTGTATGTTATCAGCCAATACAGCATCACGGAACTTACGATTGTCACTTGCATAACTTTTCTTTTCAGCAGTCTTTTCCATTTGATAAGACCATTTCTTGTTATGCTCAATAGTTGTATTGAAATAAGCAAGACCTTTAGCCGCACTAAAGAAAGGACTAGCACAGTCAAACGTAATCTGTAATTTTGGGTTATGATACTTGCGTACTGCTTTCTGAATGTCGGTAAACAATACAGCATATTCCAAAATGCTTGTACCCAAACAGTGAATCAAGTCGTGCTTACCCTCTTGAAGCAATCCATCATGGATTATCTCAGTCATTCTACGTAATGTTAGATGAATATCAATCTTGTTCTGACCACCGAACGCCCAACCATTGAAGTGATTGTCTGGATAGATATTTGGGTCACAGTACTTCTTCATTTCACCATACCAATCATCACTTTGAGTATGATTACGACCTTGCAATACGTTTAAGAACTTACATTCGCCCGAACGATTAGCAATAAAGTATTCGTTGTTGATATGTGTAGCACTGATAGCTTCTTCAATAGTACTGATACCATGCAAGCTATTACCATTCTTATCTTTCATACCAAAAGTAGTCAATGATTGACTTGGGATATCTAAACACATACCATAGTCCATGTATGTGTCCATCCACTTCAATACTGCTTTACGCTTGATCATAGCACGAGGACAGTTAGGATCCTTCCAGTCTGCGGGCCATTGACCTTTAAGAATCTGAAAACCACCACTATCACCCAACATGAATGTACCTTCTTCACGTTCACGAATGATACTTTCGCTTGCATCATCAACTGTTGTATCTAAGTTAGCATGACCAGCACTATACAAGCCCCACTTGTAATAGTAAAGACCTTCTTTACTGTTAAGAAAGTTTAGTTTCTCAACATCACCGTTGAATTGTGCAGGGATACGTGCTTGATCAAAATAGTTTTGACCTTTGCGTTGCTTACCCAAGCCAGAGATATAGAAACTGCTGACTGCGGGTAAGAACAGTGCCCAATCGGGATTCTGCTTTGCTGCTAGATTATCTTGTATCAAACTGTTACTTCTTTCTTAATCAAGATTTTAACCATTTCTAGTTGATCTTGTTTTTGCTTTATAGAATCCATTAAGTCTTTGACTGCGGCATTAGTTTCTGCTAATGCTGCTAATTCTAGTTCTTCCTTACGCTTTTGTCTAGCCCAATCAAGCAATGATTCTGCGTCATTAGTTAGTCCAACACTTGCATAGCTACTATTCATTGTAATCCAACTGGTTCCGTCAAACACTTGTATATCACTGCCACTAATACGCAACAATCCTTGCATAGGATTGTTCATATTAGTACTGATATAGGGAATACTGTTCCCCACAGAAACTACTGTGTATCTACCACTTTGAGCTATACCCTTGATCATTTTTTGTTCGCTGGCAATAAGTAAACATATGTTGCGATACCACTGTCAACTGTAATTTCAGTCGCACCCTGTTCGCTAATCTTAACTGTCTTGTCACCGACTAGGTCCATGATAGCCAAGAATTCTTTAACGGGCCACTTGTGTGTACCAGCTAGTGTTCCAGTAACTGGACTGTTGAACACAAAGTTACCACTGTGTGTTGATGCATCACCGAAGTAGACCTTCAAGTCATTACCATCAGTCTTGAAAACAAAATGTTGTTCTTCGCTGTTAGCTTGTGCTTGCTTCTTAAGACGTTGAATACCAGCGATTGTTGGCTCAAACTCAACGTTCCACTTAGCACCCTTGAATGATACAGTCTTGACCTTTTCATCAACTACACTCTTAAGCATAAGACGATAGTCATTAACGAAATCGCCGTTCTTTGTTTCAAAGTGAATAGTTGAAGGTACATCTACACCGTCACGCTGACTAGTAACGACATTGATCTTAGCGTCCTTATCATACTCATCGAATCCGATGATAGTCTTGAGTTTGCTCAAGTTAGGCATACCGAATACGCCGATGAAGTCACTCAATGGGTCTTTGAATGTACCACTGATGATAACGCTTTTGTTTTCTGCTACTGCGTTGATTGCAGTTTCTGTATCAGTGCCAGTGACTTTAATAAGTTCAATACCACCTAGACCATATGTATGGTCGATCAAGTCTTTTAAATAATCTTTCATTTTGTTTCCTTTGTTTAAAATATTTAGGAGATCCTATTGCGTATTATATTGGAATATAATACATTAGTCAACACCAGTTTAACCGAATGTGAATAGTTCATCAAATGTCGAATTTGTATTGATGTTTGATTTGATATCCCAATCTAATACGCCGATCAAGTTATCAATCTTTTCATCTACTAGTGTTGATTCCATTAGTAAATCATCAAACGGCAAATCCTTGAACCATTGAGGTAGTCGTAGTTCGTCTACTGGATACGCAATACTAGTAAATCCTAATGCGTTATCTTTAAGTTTACAAACAACAATCTTCATACCATCAATGATCTTCTGACTATAGTTGTCGCTGTATACTCTACGCAGATAGTTCCAGTTAATCGCTGCTCGTGCATGACCAACACCACACTTACCTGTTTTCTCAAACACTACAGTATGCTTAGTCAAGTTGTTAACACTCTTGGGACTACCCTTTGTCCAACTATCTTGATCGGATAATACTTTCTTGAATTCTTTGATTCGTTCAATTACATCATCACGACCTTTACCCTGCTGAATAACCATCTGTAGTACATCCATCAAGAATTCTTGAATGTATTTAGGAGTATCAGCACGTTTCAAGTCAAGACCCATAGCTTTGATATCGCCCATCTTGCCATTGATATCTTTACGCTTACCCTCTTTATCAAAGATATTGATAGCATAGCGTTTCTTAGTAATAAAGATAGCACGATCACCGATCAATTCACGACCTGCTTTAATGATTGCACCGTTCTTACGTGGAGCATGAAAAGCACGTTCCATGAATGCAGGGAAACTATCATTAGCTTGGTCAGCAATACTATCGTATAATCCGATACAAGTTTCTTTACTCCACTCTAGTTCACCACTGTCAATTTGACTTTTGAGTATAGGATAAGCACTGAAATAACAACTGTCAGTATCACCATAGACAATAGCTTCACCATCGTGTGAATATTGTCCTGCGATTGTTTCATTGATATGGCTCATCATATGCTTAACAATCTGACGACCACTTAATGTAACACTCTGACCGATACGCTTGTCATAGAAACGGCAATGCTCATTCAATAGTGCGCCGTAAGCAGAGTTCAACAAAATCTTACGAACAAGCTGACGCTTATCATAATATTCATATTGATCAGTACCATACGCTGCCTTTGCTTTAGCCTGCATTTCTTTACGTTCACTATACCAGCGAGTAAGCAATCCAGGGACAACACCTTCTTTTTCATAAGTAAAGATTGTAC